CGCGCACAGTGGATCCTAGGCGAATTAGAGCGCAGTTTCTTTGACCTACTTTGTGGGAGAAAGATTAGCTCATAGTTGGCTTGCTGAAGATGGCACAATCCAAGGAAGTGAAGAGCTTCCAGTGGACTCAATGCCTCAGGAGAGAGCTCCAGAGTTTCACTTCAAATGTGAAAGCAGCTGTGATCCGAGATGCCACAAACTTGTTGAATGGGTTAGACTTTGCAGAAGTCAGCAACGTTCAGAGAATAATGAGGAAGGACAAAAGAGACGACAAAGATCTACAGAGGCTTCGCAGTTTAAATCAGACCGTCAACTCTCTGGTTGAGCTCAAATCTTCAACGAAAAAGAATGTTTTGAAGATAGGAAGACTCACTGCCGAAGAGTTGATGTCACTTGCTGCTGACTTGGAGAAACTCAAGCTGAAGGTCTTGAGATCTGAGAGGCCACAGGTAAGTGGGGTCTACTTGGGGAACCTCACCACTCAACAACTAGATCAAAGATCACAAATCTTGCAAATGGTGGGGATGAGTCGAGAGAACCCAAGATCAAATGGTGTAGTGAGAGTGTGGGATGTCAAAGACTCCTCCTTACTTAACAATCAGTTTGGAACCATGCCCTCTCTGACAATGGCTTGCATGGCCAAACAGTCACAGACACCTCTCAATGATGTTGTGCAAGCACTGACAGACCTGGGATTGCTTTATACAGTCAAATATCCCAACCTCACTGACCTGGAAAAACTAAGGGAGAAGCATCCAGTGTTGGGGATAGTGACAGAGCAGCAGTCTGGGATAAATATATCTGGATACAATTTTAGTCTAAATGCAGCTGTGAAGGCAGGTGCTTCACTCCTCGATGGGGGCAACATGCTTGAAACTATACAAATCAAGCCTAATAACACAGATGACCTGCTGAAGGCAATTTTATCAGCCAAGAAAAAGCTTGGGATGTTTGTGTCTGAACAGTCAGGAGACAGGAATCCTTATGAGAACATACTCTACAAAACCTGTCTTTCAGGAGAGGGGTGGCCCTACATCGCCTGCAGAACGGGCATCACTGGGAGGGCATGGGAGAACACAACAATTGACATGAGTGGAGACAAGAATAGAAATACACCAGTGAGGATGAACCCAGGATCTGCAGGGCCTCCAGCAGTGGGCTTAGGCTACTCCCAAATCATGTTGTTGAAAGACTTGATGGGGGGGATTGATCCAAATGCCCCAACCTGGGTGGACATTGAGGGTAGGCATGACGATCCAGTGGAAATTGCCTTCTTCCAACCTGGAAATGGGCAATATATTCACTTTTACAGGGAGCCTGTGGATCAGAAACAATTCAAACAGGACTCCAAGTTTTCTCATGGGATGGACATTGCTGACCTACTTGATGTCCAACCAGGTCTGACGTCTGCTGTCCTTGGTGCACTGCCACCTGGCATGGTTCTGTCATGCCAGGGTTCAGATGACATCCGCAAATTGCTTGACTCACAGGGCAGGAAGGACATCAAGCTAATTGACATTGAAATGTCAAAAGATGCCTCAAGAGAGTTCGAAGATAAAGTTTGGGACAAATATGGATTTCTTTGCAAAAAGCACACTGGGGTGGTCAAGGATAAAAAGAAAAAGGAAATCACACCGCATTGTGCTTTGATGGATTGTCTGATTTTTGAGTCTGCAACAAAAGCAAAGCTCATCGATCTCAAAGGAATCCACAACATATTACCACATGACCTGATATATAGAGGTCCAAACATCGTGAATCTCTAGAAGCCAACCGGCCCCCCTGACCTCCCACCTCGAAAGAGGTGGGAGGTCAGGGGGGTGTCCGTTCAGGGTTAGTTCCTCTTCCAGATCACCTTGACACCTGGAACTTTAAAAGCTCCACAAGAGCAAATCCCTTTGCTGTTGAGGCGGTGCGGCTTTGGACATGTCCCGCCTTTTACGTGTCTGTGAGTCGGGATTCTCAATAGATGAAGGAAGACACTGATTAGATAGGCAGATGTAGAGAACATCAATATATCCATTAGAGCCAGTGGAGTTGATCCTTGCCTCTTGTAGTAGTCCTTTCTTAACATTTCTGTAATCATATTATTAGCTTCTTGTTCAATCTCATCTGAGAAATGAGTCTCATTTAAATAAGACCCATTACTCACGAGCCAACACTTAGGTAAACTTGTTTCACCAGTTTTGTAATGTTCTAGATACCAGAATTTTGAGTAGTTGCAATAAGGTATTCCCATAAGATCCCTAAGGTGATTCCTCATTAGGAGGGTGTCAGATATGAGGGAATTCATTGTCACTTTAAACAGGTGCAAAGCAGATTCAACATCTTTCTTGAACTTCGTCAAGGCTGCCTTGTTATAGTCAATTAATTTAAGCATATCGCAGAACTCTTCATCATGATTTAGGTTGCACTTGGCAACTGCTGTGTTCCCAAAACATTTCAAATCTGCTGCTATTATCATCCACCTTGTGAGACAGTAACCTGACGAACTTTCCACTCCGGAGCTGTCTGAGAGAGTCCATGTGAATGTCCCCATCAACCTTCTTGTCAGGAACTTGGTCTTCTCTTGAGCAAATAGGAGCCTGGCGAATCCCATGGGATTTGCATACTCACAGTGGTTATCCCAAGTCCTGTTTTGAATGATTAAATAGTTGTAATCAGTTTGACTGCACCAAGTGGCTTTCCCATTTGCATCTGTCATCCCAAAACCTGCTCTCATGTGCTTCCCTCCAAAAGCGGTTCTAAACATGTCTAACACCCTCCCTCTGAAAGATCTGCAGTTATCCACAGCCTTTTGAGGAGTGTTGATGCTCAAGTTGTACTGAATTGTTATTCCATTGTTGAAGTCACAACTAACAGCTTTATAGTAGCTATGCCCCCTGACTGATAGATGCAGATGAGTTATGATACTAGAGAGCACATGATCAAAGTGGGACTTCTTGAAGTAATCAGTCAGGTTACACTGGTTGTGGTCAATAATTGAGTCATTGGTGAATGTCAGCTCCAAACCCGAGTCACCCATCCCGATGTAATGGTGACTGTTGTTCACAGAACATGCGTTAGGGAGTGTCTGGTTGAATTGTGACATGTTCAACTCAACACTCTTGAACTGATAGGTTCCCTTGTACATGCCTGGGCCTTCTAGAGAACATGATCTGCCTGCCATAAACAGGAACATGATCAGCGCAAACAAGCCACATGTGCAGAGGTTGTAGACTGCCTTTATGGCTGTGATTAAAATGAGGACCATGATGACAATGTTGATCACCTCATCAATAATGTGAGGCAGTGACTCAAAGAGGGTTACAATCTGCCCCATTGGTCCCCTCTGTGTAGTACGGTGGCACCTCGAATCGTGGAGTATAACAAAGGACCACAACAAAGCGCAATCCAAAATGCCTAGGATCCCCGGTGCG